CGATGTCGAACCCATACTTACGAAATGTTGATAGGAATTTATCTCTATCATCAAAGTTTGCACGAGCAGTAAGAATGATAACTTTACTCAACGGATTCTTAATAGAGTTAGTCAAGATTGCTTTGGCTTTTGCCAGCATTCTACCAATTGGTTTGCTTTCATGATAGAACTTATGAGCATCTTTAAACTCAGAGAAGTCAAACGACTCTCCGTCGCCTAATTTGTAGTTGTTGAATTCTTGATTGGTAAGTTTGGCGATAGTCTTACCATCTTTGACAACTGCGATTTGAGCAGTGGTGTGGAATAGAGTGTCATCGATATCGAATATCGTTAGACTCCCAGTCGGCTCTACCACCGCTTCTTCTATGTATTCTCTAAACCTTTTCATACCTTTATTATACCGCAAGTTGCAATTAAAGACAACACCTTTCTGTAATAACCCTACAGACTTGAGGGGATTATCCTAGAGTGAAAGTGCCGTTGGCTCCCTTGTGTGGACCAGAAGATCCCTTTATAGTCATGGTCGCCACATTCATAATCTTACCAGTTTTCTTATGTGTACCCTTAATGTTGACAGCAATGCCACCATTATGAACTACATGAAGATTTTCAAAATTATCTAAGTGTTCATCAGCAATTTTATGTGCAGGTTTTACTACAGGTTTTGATGAACCATCATCTTGAACATGAGAGTGTGCCACAGTGTGCGGGATTTTAGTTGGTGCGGATACATGCTGATTAACAATTTCTCTAAGTTTAGTATCATCATGTGTAGCCAAACCATCTGCAAATTTCTTGGCGATTGCTCGTTTAGCAATCAATGCACCTTCTTCTGCAGACTTTGCTCTTGCTGCAGCCATCTGTAGAAACTCATCTGGTTTCTTATGGTTGTCATGAGCATTAACAAACATCTCAAAATGTTTATGTGTATTCTTTTCTTTTGCGGATAACTTTCTACCAGAAGAAAGTAATCCAGAAAGACGAGCGTGTTCTGCTCTTACTTTATCAATACCCAAACTGTCTGCCTTGTATTGAGCATGACGATCCTCTGCAGAACCAGTGTAACCTAATTTTTCCATCGCTGATGCATGAACTTTTAAATGTGAATTTAAAGAACCTGCTGCAATGTTTGCAGTTTTCTCTAAAGAGTCAAGTCCTGGATTGCGATAGTTTGGTTGTTTGTTTGTTCCATACTTTGCTGAGATTCCATGATGTCCAATAACCTTACCATTTTTATCATGAATTTCTACGATTAAATCTGCATTTGAGTTCACATCTTTAATGCCAGTAGTTTTCTCATGATCTCCAGGTTTGTTTGGTTTGTCAGCGTTGGATGTCCAGTAAACATTTCCAATCTTATGTCCAGGTTTGATATGTCCCTGTTGTATTAAATGATCGTGTAATGCTTTGGCTGTAGACTTTGCATGAGAATCAATTTCGTTATATGCAGCGTCGCCAATTTTTTTCTTTAAGCGATCATGCACTTGCTGTGGTGTGCCAGCATGGTCTTCATTTTCAGATTCTGCACGATGATGAGCAGGTAATTTAGTTTCTGGATGTAGATATTTTGATAAAAGGATTTCGTGTAACTTACCTTTGTCATCACTGTCCACTGCACTGCTCAGTGCTTTCTCTACTAGTAAAGTTTCTTCTTTTAAGAATGATTTAAAATTTAACATTACGCAAATGCTCCGATTAACTGTTTGTTGTACTCTGTCTGATATGCCATCTCATTAATTGTTATATTGGATGCATTCATAACTGGTGCAATATTATATAATGATTTAGCCATTTTACTAAACTCTAATGTCATGACGAATTGATAATCTCCAGAACCTTTATATTGGCATCGCACTCTAATTCTAGATGATGCAATGTCAGCAAAGTCTGGGATTTTATTCTTCAGTTTTTGATTTAGTTTTAATGGATCTGCTTTGTTTAGTAAAAAGAATCCATGTGTGCCAACATTAATATATGCACACTTCTTCGAGTTGTAGTAGTCGCAAATTGCTTTGGCTGGGACAGGTATATGGACTTCGTTTGGACCACTAAACTGCTTTATGTCTTCTTTGTAGGCATCTGCTTTAGTCTTACCACTTGGAACAATCTTCTTACCTGCTTTATCATTTTGTAAAAAAGGAACTTTACCTCTCCAATTCTTACCATATGTACCTGAGACATTCATCTCATTTAATAGTTTGTATTTGTTTCCAAGTGCTACTAATAATTCCTTTTCAGGATCATCATCAGTCACACCATATGCCCATTTACCATCATAGTATTTAAGGACTAGTGAACCTGCTGCAGTGGGTGCAATCTTTAACTCGCATCCCTCTTTATTGACACCTGTTTTATCTCTAATAAGTTTGATTTCTAGATCTGGGCGATCGGACGATGCTCCAGCTGCACCTGACCCAGCACTGATACCGAATTTGGCAAGTGCTTTGTATGCATTGTTTTCGTAGGCGAAGCCCTGTTGTGCTGCCATCACTGTCCCTATTAGTAAATACTAATTATTTAGGACGACGAGATGCTCGGACTGTTTTTTGATATTTACGATCCCACTTGATAATCTGTTGCATAATCTTTGGGATTGCAACATTGTTCTTGTAGTCGTAATTGAAGGACTTTAGATAGGATCTAAGGGTTGATGAGTCTCTGTATTTCTTTGCACGAGATAACAGAATGTCAATAGGAACATTTGGACGATAGGTTTTAAAGTCTAACAAACAGCAATGTGCATATGCTTGTATTTCATCAAACTCAGAGAGATACTTTCTCTCGTCGTTCTTCTTTTGTGACTTAACCTTTTTGTAAGGAACTACATACCCACTCCACTCGTCTCCTCTACGATCGAACTGCATGAAGTGTATTAACTCATGCATAGTCACTTGAATTAGACGATACTTGAATTTGTCCCAAGTTTTATCTGTGAATGGGAATTCATCGAAGTAATAGGTGTAGATGAATATTGTAGACTGGCGAGTAGTGGGATCGTATTCTCCACCACAAGCCACATAGGATTCATACATCTTGGCTTTGGATGGCTCTGGTCGAAACTCTATCTTTGTTCGCCACTTACGGAAGTAGTTGGAAAGACCCTTGCCATCGTTGCGATAGAGATCAAGATCTTTCCAAACCTTTGCAGGAATGAACTTCGCTCTGAATGGTCGTTCCCCAAAGTTGAGTAGATCCATCCAGTCGAAATTGGCATTTTCTAGGAACTTCATTTTACATCCTAGAAAGGCATTTTATCTCTTGAAATGTCCTTCCAAGAAACTCAAAACCTTTCCCTGCTCCTCTAAGTTAGTATTAACGAACTCTGTAATGTAGGGCATCAGTTCAAAATTAGACAATATATTACTATATTTAGTCGCACGACCTTTTAGGAAAGTCTCAGATTGGTCGGATCCTCGTTCTGCATAGCGTTCTTTTAGCATAGCATCTGGAACTTTAAGGTAAATTACCTGAAGATCTGTATTAGGAAGTCCCATTGCAAACTCTAGGAAGGACTGATTAAAGATTCGGTCTCCCTCGAATAGAATATTGGAGGTGGTCTCTCTAACAAACTCCTGTGCCACTGGTTGAACAGCCATACTTAGACGATCTGTACCAGCAAAGGTTTCTCCATCATCATACTTACCTAGAATGTATAGGTCTAGTTCTTTACAATATAGAGCAGGAAGCATCTTTTTAGGTTCGACTTTCTCCCATTGATACTTCTCCATAAACTTACGGAATAGAGTGGTTTTACCAGTTCCAGGTTGACCACCCACAGCGATTAGTTTACGCACCTGTGGTTCTCCACGAATAATCTGAATTGAAATTTGATCAGTTGTTCCTACAATTTCTTTAAGCATGTTTCACTTCCTCAATAAGTTTTCTTAGTTCTTCCTCTGTAAATACCCAGACTCTTCCAATAAAGTGATGCACATCAGAGTCAACATCATGTTTCTTTGTAAAGGTAATCTTCTTTACCAATTCTCTTGATGCATTCTTAGCAAGGTTTTCTTTAATCTCGTCTGCATAAGTTGGAACAGTATCTTTTAACTTTAAGAGTTCATGTGCTGATACTTTATGATCAACAGTTAGTTTATTAAACTCATACTTGTCTAGTAAGTCATCGGTTATTACACCCATGGCAATGGTTCCATAACTACCACTGGTGTTTGATATAGTTATACTCCCAGTGGTCATATCACTAATGCTCACTGGTAAAGTAACAGAACTTGTCGTAGTTAAACTCATGCAAAAATCTCCAATCCATTTAATACAGGTTGCTCATCATCAAACATCCATTCAAGATTCTCTAGTCTTCCTGTATTAATAAAACTAGAAAATCTTTCTTTATCAATTCCTCTTCTGTGGTCTAATCTCAAGTCGATAGTTTCTTCTCGTGATTGCCACAAAACATCCCAATCAATACCATACCATCCATCCTTCTCACACTGCATAATTTCTTCTGCCTGTCTATCAAGATAGTATCCAAGATAACGACCATGATGTGCTCTAAAGATCTTCTTAAAAGAACACAAACAAGTTTCCATGGTAAAGTAATCTATCTGATCAATTAGTTCTGGAAATCTCGCTTTCGTCTCGCAAAGAATCTCGTACGCTTGTGCTTCAAGGTTGCTATAATGTCCTCCAGTGAGTTTTCTATCCACAAAGTCTTCCTGTCCAACGGCATAAAGCAATCCATTACGATGAGAGCGAGAGCCATCATAATCATCCAACATGAGAGAAGTAGGATTGATATGGACACCAGCAGTATGCTTAAGATGCTGAAGATAAAACCAAGTGGAATAACGACCAAACTTATGCAACCCAGACTTAATGCCTGTCCACAGGTTATTAAAGTTCTCTTCTTCATTGCGTCCATAATATTCTTCTAACCTTTCTCTCTGTGTTTTGTCTCCCACAAATTGTTGGTAAGAAGCGAACATGGTAGGGAGGTGTCCTTTGTTCCACTTTGTATCTGTTTGGTATCTTAATCGTTTATAGTTTGTAGTGTTCCATTGTGTCATACGATCTACAGTGGCTAACTCAAAGTCTGGAAACTCGTTCATAAGAATCCATGCAGTTGGAAGATAGTATGTATTACCATACAACCAACACAACCACAACTTCTGCTCATCATTATGTTCATAACGATTGTTCAGATAGTTTGTTGCCCATACAGCAGGATCGCAGTCATCATACTTCAACGACCAAGCATACCAGCGAATGAATGCTTCCTTACGATTTTCTTGCAAACGATAATCCATTATACTAAAAATTCTTCTAAAGAGGGTTGTTCCATTAGTGCTTCTCTTAACCATGCCTTACCCACTGCATCAATTGCTGCTTGGCTTTTTGCTTTCTTTTTCTCACCCCACTTGTAGGATTCTAATCCCTCTAATCGAAATTGTTCTCTTGCTTTGTATGGTGGTAGTGCTTGAAGTGGATTCACAATAGCATAATCTCGATAAGCAATCTGTTCTGCTCTTGTTGGGAATAATGGTTGATCAGAGCGAAGTGAACCTGTTGGATCTACTGCCCACCAAATCAAACCATTCTTATAGTGCCATGTAACAGATGATGGTGTGCAGGACATTTTCAATCGAGTCATCTTTCTTTCTTTGACTGCATAATCAATCCATGCATCCCAACACTTGGATGCATATCCTTTACCTTCATGTCCTTCAATTGTAACGATTTCGTATAGATTTGAGTAGTTGTCACGATTGAATGTGGCAAAGATAAGAGATACAACTTCACCATTTACTTCATATGTCATCGGTGGTGCTTTGTCATAATTATGAAAGCGATACCACAATGAGTGTGCAGCCGATAAGAACTTGGTGTTCTTACCAGCTGGACTGTTTTTAATTAGTTCTTCTACTCTTGTAGAATTAACAAAGTTCATAGTGTTGGAAATCCACTGCGTCAGCTATCGTTTCTTTTTCAACCATCATAGCCAATGCATCATCAAAAGTTATATAAGTGTTCAAAGGTAACTCAGTTGTAAATCCTTCAATACCTGCTCGTGCAGGAATATTTTCAGTAGAGGTAATTATACATCCATTGTTGAAAGTTGTCAAATATAATGGACGCTTGCCATTGCGATATGCACGAATAACTCTATCAACATGCAACTCGCAAACTGCAAGACTAGAATCTTTCCAACGAACTAACGGAGAGATGCAATTTTCTGCTGTGTGTAGGATTAATTCTGTATCGTTTTTAGTTTCACAATCATAACCATACAACTCTTTCCATTTCTCTGGTAGTTCTTGAGTAATAACACCATTGTGAACTACTGAGAGATTATCATTAGCAATTGGCTGATTATACTCAAGATCGCTAGTGCTATAACGGCAGTGCCCAATAAGGTATAGATTTCCATCTTCATTGACATACGCTGGCAAATCAAAAGGAAAATTATTAGCTGGCACTGGGTGTTTCTCAGTATGGATTTTACCATGCTTAACATATGAGATTCCTGTAGCATGCATTCCACGAATCTTAGACTCATGGAATACACGAAGTAGATTTTCAAAATCCTTTGTTGAAGGATTCTGAATGATTGTTCCAATTACGGCACACATTATCCGAAGAACTCCTCGAGTGCATTAACAGTTGTAGTCTTTGGTGGATGATACTTGTTCAATACTTCTGTACCTAGTTTTGATTCTAGATAATCAAACCATTCTTTAGAATCCCACATTGATGGTGATACACCATTCCACAATGGTCGTTGTTCTGGATGTTCTTTATTAAGTCTGCGAGATTCAACAAAGTCAAAACGACAATCTTCATACTCTTTAGATCCTAACTCAAGCATCTTCTCACGGAAGTACACAACCAATGAAATTCTCTCTGCCACATCATCAAGCAATTCAATCTGAGTATTACCATGCATTACTTCATGATTGTTAATCAAAAGTAGATCTCCAGGTCTGGGATTTACTGCGACACGATACTCTGGTGCAACAAGATGGCAACCACGATAATTACCATTGTTTGATAATGTCAGTAGATTTGATAGACCAGAAGTTAGGTCACCTGCATCAAAGTGACACGCAGTTCTAAAAGATCTATTCACAGTGACAGTAGTGAATGGAGTTTCTGGAACTAAGAAACGAGGATCCATTTTATTTGCTGCTTCCATCTGATTACCATATCTCCATGGCAACAGATCTTTAAAACCCTGTGCAAGTTGCTGTAGGAATGGATACGCCATAGCAAATTTGTCTGGATGATTCGCAGTATAAGATGTTGCACGACCATAAGGAATGCGAGGATAACGATCGAACCATCCAGCAATACCAGAGAACACACCATTGGCATAGGTTGTTGCACAGATATATTTCTCAGCAACTCGTTTTGCTTCTGCACGCATTTCATTCTCAGAAAGTTTTCTTGTTGCTTCAACCCAGTCTTCAAAGACGAAGTTGTCTTTCTTTACAGTAGAAATACCCCAAACATTATTACGATTGGATGGAGATGGTTTCTTGTTCTTATGTGACTGACGAATTGCTTCAATGGGATCTTCACCAAACAGATTGGCTTTAGGATTGCTAAAGTAATCAATGATATCATATTCATACTCAGTGACCCATTCACGATTACCTAACTTCTCTGCTCTTGGTCCAGCTGCAAGTCCACGATTCTGCGTCTCAGTTGCAGCTTCACGAAGTCCAATGTATGCTTGGTCTTGTTGT